AAATTCATTGTGCCTGATACTTCACAAGATGCCCTATCTTTATGCCTATGTAATATATCTCCGTATTTATAGATTCTTGCATAGGAGTAACACGGTATTAAATCTAATCCTGTATGCTGAGCTACTATTGGTAATGTTCTAGCTAATAAAGTTTCCATAGCCATATCTGCATAATGTGAATAGGTTCCTGGTATTTGTTCATCATTAAAAGTTCCCCATGTCGCATCATATGGTGATAAAAATTTATGTTCCAAAAGGTGGCTGTATACCTTTCGTTTATTTTGAAAATAAATATATATAAATGAAGCTAATTCTTCAGATACTACCTTTTTTATAACAAGATAATTGTTTTCTTCAAAAAAACTTTTGCTTTGTTTTTTATTTTTCATTAGATCCTTTCTTACCTAAATGGTGCTCCACAGTTCCAAACTACAAGTGAATATCTTGTGCCTTTTGTTACAGGTGTTACTCTATGCCAAACAAATGAAGGAAAAACAGTTATAGCTCCTTTTTTTCGGGCATGTTCTGATACTATTACATTAGGGCTACTGTCTTTTTTATTTCTTAAGTCAAGTTGTAAATCTCCACCCTCATACTCTTCTCCATCACATAAACTCGCAGTAACGGAAACTTTTCTCACTAAGCCATCTGTTGGTTTTCCACTATGAGCATGTGGTTTATCAAAGCTATCCATGTGCCAATCGTAATGTTGTGTCTCTGCATACTTGGTCCACTGACAAGCCTCTGCAGCACTTATATCAAAGTTCCAACCTGCTTGTGCATTAGCCTCTTTTACAAAAGGTATAATAAGATTATAAATCCAAGGTTCATCCATCCACACAATTGAAGAGTTTCTTTGTTTATAAAGTTTAGATAAATCTGTAACATCAGTGCCTCCTGTGGTTGCTATATTAGAAGTTTTTGAGTTTCCATAATTAACTAAATCATCACAAAGATGATGAGGTATAGCCTCTGGATAGACATAGAAATAATTTTGTAAATTCATTTCAGATTTGTCCTAATATTATCAAATTAATTGAAATTTCAAAGATATAATTAGTGTGGGTTCATGATTGAGATTTGTAGTAAATGAGTGTCGTAACGCAGAGTCAAAAACAATTACTTTATTAGGCTCTAATTCAATTATATGTTTATGTTGTTTTTTTCTTCCATGCTCATATTCAAACTCAACGTAAGATTTTTTATCGCCTAATTTGCATACTACAATAGCTGAAATGTCAGGGGAGTTGTCTAAATCATAATCATCTATATGTGTATGACTGTTTAAGCTTTTGTTTGTCTCAACAACTATACCCGCTTGTGATAAGGGAACAACTTTTTTCTTAGAGTGCAAACCGTAATGGTCTACTATTAAATCTGATAACCATCTTATTTGTTGATCAAATTCTAGTTTATAATAATCTTTTAGGTAACTAAATTGATGTGAGCTTAGTTTATTTTTATAATAATAATTTTCTAGAATATTTATATTTAGTTTATCAAAATTTATTGAAAGGGCTTTTGGAATATTAGCAGTATAAATACTTTGATCGACCAAAGTTTTTTTCTTAAACATTAGTCTAGAGGGCGATCCATTCCTTACTTGAAGGGTTCCAATAATGTGAGCCTTGTGGATCTTGCTCGTCTGTTGCTGACCAGCGCACATTAGTCTCGTCCCATGTGATAGTATACTCTCTTGTTTCTTCTAAATAACCGTAAGTCAATACTGTAGGATAAGCAACGGGTGGTTCCCAAGTGCCTTTTGTATCGTTAATTACCCATGAGTTCATACCCTCTGGTTTAGGCATGTAGAACATGTCTTTTGATGAGTCCCATGTATAACCAATACCTGGATAATTTTTTCTGTAAGCTTTAGATTGATCTGATGATTCTGAGCCATCTGATTGATAGTGTTTGCCTTCAAAAGTATTATAAGAACATTTGGCCCAAAGTGACCAACCATGTAAATTTTGTAAAAAAGCAACTCCTGTTGCTTCATCTTCAACACCGTCTTTAGATGTATCTGCGTCTGCTACAACCTCTACTGATAGAACTATATTATCTTCAGAAATTTTTGCGAAATGTGCCATTATTGATATTTGTACCTTATTGCTACGTAACCTGATCCACCTGATCCTCCAGGGTTTGAATCATCTCCTGAACCGCCTTTGCCGCCGCCTCCACCGCCGCCGCCGCCTTGGTTAGCACCACCGTCTCCTGCATCTCTTTGTTGGTTGCCAGATCCTCCCTGACCGCCACCGCCAGATCCTCCAGCTCCACGACCTTGTGTGTAGGTGCCACCACCGCCACCGCCGCCTGATTTGGTTTGAGAGCTGTTTGTAAATTGTGTTGTAGCGCCTGCTCCACCAGGTCCACCATATGCACCTTGCGTGCCGCCACTACCTGTGCCTGTAGCTCCCCCTCCGCCACCACCAGGGTTGGAAGGGCCCCAAGTATTACCACCCATGCCAGCGCCATTTGCGCCTTGTGGGGGTGATACGGATGGTGTATTGCCGTTACCTCCGGCTCCTGATTGACCGCCTCCGCCGCCGCCACCACCACAGCCACCGGGTCCTCCTGCGTTTGGGCTTATACGACCTCCGCCGCCTCCACCACCTGCAGATGTTATAGATGAAAATGTTGAATTACTTCCAGAGCTTCCGTCATCTCCAGTTCCAGGTGTAGAAGGTGTGGACGCTGGAGCTCCTGCTCCACCACCGCCTATACTAACAGGATAAGTCTGTGCAGTTACGGGAACTGCTCCACCTGAATTTGCTAAAGGACTTCCTGTCCATGCAGCAGGGCTTGGAACGGATTCTCTAAAACCACCGCCGCCGCCTCCACCAGCGCCAAACCAGCCATTAGGTTGAAATCCTATACCGCCTCCTCCTCCGCCGCCGCCTCCGACGACAAAGTAATCAACTGAGTTAGAACCTGCAGCATTACCGCCTTGGCTCACTACAAAGTTTGATGAGGAAGTGAATATGTGAATTTTATAATCTCCTACAGTGCTTACAGATCCACCTGAAGCTACAATAAATTGTGCGTTAGATTTACCTTGTAAGTTAGACATAGCTATGGCGCCAGAAGGTACCTCAGCAAGTGCCCTGACAGGAGCTGCACCCATGTTTATTTGTGTTGAAGTAGGCGAAATGTCTAATTCATCATTGACTTGTGAGAGACTAATTTGACCGGAAGGTGTAGTCATTTATTAATCTCCTTTCTTGAGATCATTTACTTGTGTCTGTAAATCCTTTACGCATTCTATTAATAATGCACATAATCTATCATACTTAACAGCTTTAACACCATCTGGTCGTGTGCCTACAACCTCAGGTAAAACCTTTTCTACGTCTTGTGCAACGACACCAACATCTCTTTTACGTACGAAATATCCGTCTTCGCCACCCTTGGCATCAATGAAATCTTGTTTCCAATCAAACAATACACCATTAAGATTTTGCACTTTATCCATAGGTGAGGATATGTTTTCAATGTTTTCTTTGAGGGCTACATCTGAAGAGTAAAAAGCTGTAATGTCATTAGTAGCTCTAATCTCACCGCTTGTGCCTGACGCAGCAGTCGCAACTCCAAGTGAGTCTACTTGCATATCATTAAATTGAACGTCTGATGCAGTGCCTAAACCAAGAGAAGTTCTCATGGTTGCGCCTGTTTCTAGAACAAAATTTGATCCATTACCAACGATTATACCACCATCAGTTACAGCTAAACCAGCTACGTCTTGCAATTGTGCATCTAATCTAGCATTAGGAACTGTTCCTGAATCTAATTCTGATGCATTCAATGTAGTTAAGTTTGCACCTGAAACTGCTGGTAATGTTCCTGTCAATGAACCTAAGTCAGTAGAGGCCCACTTCTTAATATTATAATTTGAAGCACCATCACAAAATATACTTGTTTTAGCACCTTGTGTAATTGTAACACCATTAGCAGTATGACCTGTAGCGGCTATAGTTAAAGTTTGAGAACCAGTAGTATTGTTAAAAAATGTGTAAGTGCTTTCTGTTGCTGGTATAAATACTACAATATCACCTGTCAACGCACCTGTTAATTCTATGTTTCTGTTAGCAGATTCTGTGGTAGAACTTCCGTTTGTGGTAGTTAGGGTAATATTAGATGATCCTGCTACGGATTTTGATATGTAACCTGTTGAAAAAGCATCAATAACATTAAGGTTATTATTAGTGTTTGTGCCCCAGGTATTAGCATTGGCTCCTGTGGCCATTAATTCCATTAAATATCTTGCTGAATATGTACTACTCATGTTTCTACCTTTCTAAAATATATCTTTTTTTACTATTTGAGCAACACTTTTTATGCTGCGTCTACCTCTGTCCATGTATTGCTTGCCCCCGTAGCTACATTAGCCCATGGTGTACTAAATAGGTTACCTACAGATGATGTCATTGAAACACCTGTTGGGAACACTGGAGCGTCACCTTCGGCTGCTGCTGTTCCTGCAGCAAACGATAAAGCAACTGTAGATAAAGTGACAGTTATACCTGTTCCAACCTCTACTGTCTCAGTGCCCAAAGCAAATGAGGAGCTTACGCCTGTTGGTTGAACTAAGGCATCAGACACTGTGCCTATTGCACCTGCATTCATAGTCATCGTGACACCTACAGGATCTATTTGTGTAAAGATATCTATAGTTACTGTTCCGATACTAAAATCAAGTTGATCAGATGGTGCAACTATAGCGACACTACCTTCACCTGAAACAGTCGCTCCTGATAAAGCAGCCGATATCGTAACAGGAGTGGGTTCTACAATAGCAAGTCCTGTGCCAGCAATCGATCCTGCTGCAGATGTCATAGATACACCTGTTGCGCTTACAATTACTCCAGTGCCAACCTCTTGTGTTGTAGTCCCTAATGCAGTGGACATGGTCACGCCACTTACATTAGTAATAAATTCTATATTTTCATTCCAAGCAAAAGATCCCCACGTGCTTCTACCCCAACCTGCATCTACAGTTCCTGAAGCTGTTTCATCACCAGCCGCAAAATTCATTTGTAAACTACTTAATAAAACACCTGATCCTTCTAAAATACTTACAGAACCTAATGTGGTCGAAGCAGAGACACCAGTCACAGGGTAAACATTAGTTGCTTCGCCAATAGCTGTGCCTAATGCTGATGTTACTTGTAAGGAGTCTAATGTAACTAAAGCATCACCTACAACACTCTCCGTGCCTAATGCTGAAGTTAAAGATGTGCCTGTTAAACTTACTGGTACAGGGCCTCCCCATGTACCATCATTCCAAGCTTGTCTTCCCCACCCTTGTAAAGGATTAGAAAAGGAAGCTGACCCACCCATGCCTGAGTGATAATTACAATAATAAAAAAGATTAGGTGTAGTAAGAGCTACCGATATCGTAATACTACGAGTTGAGTATGAGTTAAAATTAGCTATATAATCAGAGGCAGAAACACTACTTCCATCACCCGTATAAGTTACATTAGTATCATACCGACTGCCAGAATTGTGAGTTCCGTCTGATGTAGTGCTTAATAATAAAGGGTGCCCATCGTTGGAAGAGGCGTCTTGGTTAAAAGTAAATGAATTATTGGCGATAAGCGATACACTCGCTTGTTGAACACCATCAATAAAATACTTATTACCACTTCCGGTGCTTACTACCGTAACCGTAAAAGTGGTCATTTAGACCTCCTATGAAAGTCTTAATATAGCACTGGACGCATCGTTTGTTGGGAATGCAATAGTAAATGTTCCGTTAGTCGATGTCTTTACACTTCCAAAATCCAAAACTGCGATAGCTGCATTTGTATTACTTGATGATCTATTGTAAATCAAAGCTGCTTGAGCAGATATTGTTGCTGAAGTAAAGCTTACGTTTGCAAAGTCAACGAATGCTGTAGAAGCTGTTGCGCTTGTTTTTGTTAATCCGATTGTAGGACTTGTTAAGGTTGCCCCACCTGCTGCATATGTCCCTGATGCACCAACTTCGTTTGAAGTGGAGTATGCTGTTGTGTTTCCATTTAAAGTTGCAGAGCTTGTGTAGAGAGCAAGATTTATTGTGTCGTTGTCAATATCATGATCTCCCGCTAGCAACTCCTGTTTAAAGGAAGCACAGACTGCTTGGTTTATTGTCATAATTTATGCCCTCCTTAGGCTTTTGGGTCTGCTGATGGTAAAGGCACTCTAAGTACGCCATCAGTATACTCATCTCTTCGTTTACGTCCCATTTGCTCATTAGCAAAAGCCTGAAGAGCTGTTTGGAACTTCTGGGTGTATAATTGCATATCTTGTGTATTTTTCAAGTATGAATACGCTTCTGATAACACACCATACAATAAAACTTCAGGTGCATTATTAGATACGAAAGTAGTTGTAGATGTTGAGCTAGAACCGTTGCCCAAACGTTCAGGTGTTTCGGAATACCATAACTCTACTGTGTAAGCTAAATTAGGCGTTGGTGCGACCACTAAAGTGTTAGAATCCCAATTAGCCCAATACTTTGGTTCTCCAGTAAAACTTGTATTTGCAGTAGATCTTTGAACTGCATACTCATCAATAAAAGTGGTGTCAACTTGTTCTAACCACTCGATCGTGCCATCTGATTTATGTAATTGTAAACCTCTAGCAAATCTAAACCCACCCTCGGGACCTGATACATCTAAAAAAGAGTTGTTTGCTGTAAATGTAGAGGTAGCATATCTTCTTTGAGAATCTGAATCTAATAGTCTGTCTATTTGATTTTCAATATTTGTAATAAAAACATTGACTACAGAATTAGATAAGACATCAGATGTTACCTCTGTGTAGTTTCTTACATTGTCTAAAAGCTCAGAATAATTCATGATATTACAACGCTCACTGTACCAATACTTGATCCAATAAGCAACTCTCCGCTTTGAGTGGCAGGTTTCATTCCATCTGACTCAAAGAATGAATCACCTGGTGCACTAACAAAAACTGTTACTGGCTCTTGTCTTGCAGGTCTAGGATCTTTTAATGCTATTGCATCTGCTGGATGATGACCTGGATCTAATTGTGGATGTTTGGGTTCAAAACAGTCAGGACAGGTAAAGAGTCCATTCCATTCTTGCCTAAGTTGTAAGTATTTATATTGTTGACCACATCTATCACATAAAGCTATAGCACGATTACCATTTGCAAAGGTCATTTATTACCCCACGTAAAAACTTCTAGGCACAATATTTACAGAAGTAGATTGACTATCTTCAGTCAACGCTCTTTGTAATTCTGCCTCATATCTTCTTTCTAATTCTTGTGATCTTTCTGGTGCTATCTCTTGTCCTAGATAGTATGCTAAACCTGCTACGGTGCATGGTAAAAATCTAAAAGGTGCGTCAGGCTCATTTGTATATGCGCCTACATCTTCTATTCTTCCTACATAAAAATAATTTATTTGTGTATCTGTTTCGTTAGGTGTCTGATAAAGATTTATCTCAACATTTGATAAATTTCTTTGCACAAAGTATTGACTAGGTTGTCCCTCTGAGAATTTGTTTGGTACATTTTCATACTCTGATCTTGATATTTTTGTCATACTTGTGTCTGTGGTTGTATTACCGCTAATTTTTCTAAAAACTAATTCTAAAACATCTGATGCATCAGACGGTGCAGTATATGTAGTAGTGCCTGCCGTAAGATTTTGTGTATGATTTTTTACCTTCCATAAATGAATACCCCGATTACCCCACTCAGAAAACAGTAAGTTAAGGTTATCTCTTGCTGCTCTCATCTCATAACCAGTTCTCATAGATTTACCGCAACGGGCATAAGCACGTTCAATAATACTATCGAAGCTGAGATTAAATGTAGTGGTATTCGAGGTAGCCATTATTATGCTTTACCTTTTCTTTGCTTAGCAGGGTTGCCTACGCCACCGCCACCACGCATCTTTTTAATCATGCCACCGCCACGTTTTTTCAACATACCGCCACCACGTTTTTTTACGACCTGCTTTTTCATAGGTCCGCCGCCCATTCTTTTAACGACATTCTTTTTTTTCATCATGATGTTTTCTCCTTTTTAAATAGTCTTTCGTACTCTAATTGCCTT